TGGGCCTTTCTACTCTCTGCGTGCCAATTGCCGCAGGTCCGGGGATGAGTGGACGTCCTGGGGCAATGGACTGACCAATTTCCTTCTTACATCGTTTGTTGTGTGTCAGCTTCTAGGGGTTCCCCCTCGTCCCAATGCCATTCGTGGCGCCTTCGAGGGAGATGACGGCGTGTTTGTTGTGACAGGTGGCCGTGTGTTGGACCCCAATTCCTTTGTAGCAGCTCTCCGGAAATTGGGCTTTCGTGTGAAATTTGAAATCAGTCCAAATGCTGCAGTGGCTGGTTTCTGCAAGACATTTCCAGGTGAGGGCGGTGTTAATTTACTGAACCCATCGGAAGTGCTGCCCAAGCTGATGCTAACTAATTCTCCGTTGCGCTTCGATGAACATTCGGAACCCGGACTCGCCATAGCGATGGTCGCCTCGCGAATGGTTGATTCTAGTGGTACTCCGGTGATCACTGAAGCCTGTAGGGCGGTGGCAGCCCTAGCCGGAAAGGCGAAGCCAATCTTTGACCAGAGAAATTGGTTCTGGTCAGAAATAGAGAGGCGTGCGGTGGCAGCACCGCTAGTCTTCAAGGAGCCGACGATTGCCAACCGTCGGCTCGTTGAGCAAATTTGGCCAGCTTGGACAATTCAGGCCCAGCTCCGTGCTGAGGCCGATTTACGCCAGTGGCGGGGGGGGCCATTCCCCGTTGTTATGAAAGGCTATAATGCTTTTGATCAGGGCAGCATATTCGAAGGGGCCTGGCGTCGGTACACCCATCCCGCAGCAGTCGGGCTGGATGCATCACGATTTGATGAGCACGTATCTTACGATGCCCTCAAATGGGAGCACCAGGTGTGGAACAGAATGTGCCCACCCGATAAACGTGGGGATCTCTCGCGTTTATTGAGAATGCAGTTGCTGAATAAAGGGGTATGTCTCACCCCTGAGGGAGGACTCAAATATGAGATACGCGGTCGTAGGATGTCGGGAGATATGAATACGGGAAGCGGGAATTGTTACTTGATGTGTAC